CCGTTTGCCGCATCACGCAACGCTCGCATCAATGAATATTCGCCTTTTTCTTTTTCAGTTAAGAAATCACCTGAGTTTGAATTCACTTTTGTCTCCTTTTGTTTTGTTTCAATCCGATCCATGACTTTAACACGGAAAGTTTCGATTGGTATGCCACTTTTGACGGCTTCAATTGCCGCATCACGCTGCCCGAAACGCTCACCGAGTGAAAGGATTTCCCCTGCATCGTTAGATCGTTTTTCGGTTTTTACTTCGAGTGTTTTTTCTGCCGTTTCTACGACTGGAATAACTGTCTCTTCGTCCATTTCTATGTCCTCACTTTCTTCAATTTGATTTTCATTTTCATAATCATTATCATCTTTATCCGTCTCAATAATTAAAACGGTTACCGTCGCCCGCGATTCATCATGAGCGCGACCAACGCCCACCGATGTATCAGCAGGAACGGATACAATTGATACCTCAAAGGGCATCCACTTTGTCACTCTGAATGTTTCGGTATCACCATCACGGCTTTCGAGCATCATCTCTTCGATTTGATACCCTACAGACACGTTTTTGCGAATACCGTCTATTACGTCTTTAAATATCTCATCACCGAGTTCCGATCGGGAAAAACGAACGGTTGCCACACCTTTCCTTTCTGATGAGATAGCAGCCGATTCGACTACTCCGATTTGATTCCGTGTGTCGTGGTCAAGTAAAAGAGGCGCTGCATTGTTAAGGCGGCTCAAATCTACTGATGTAGGGGAATGGTCAAGGATTTCAATCCCCCAGTATCTTTCATAAGGTTCTTCGCTAGAAAATGAAAGCTCAACCGTACGATTCTCTTCGCTTACTGCACGAATCTCGAAATTACGGTAGAGCGTCTCAATCTGTCGCGTTGTTGTTTTGGTTTTGTGCATCAATTGCCTCCTGTTTTAAGATATGTTGCAATATACTGATTTGTTCTTCTGAATAAAAGCGCGATGGATGCTTTGCACCTTTTTTAGAATTACATGATTTGCATAGAAGAACGGCGTTTTGCTCTTCCATTACCCCACCTAAAAGGATCGGTATATGATGATCGATACATAGCTGCTCATTAGATTCACAAATAAAGCATTTGTTTTTAAATTTTTCTTTGATCAAAGATACAAAATATGGTGTCAATCTTTTTGATCTCAAATGTCTTTCACGCTCTCTTCGTCGTGCGAATTTAGTGATAGAAATAGATGGATTGTTTTGATAATATGCTTTAGATTTTGCTAATACTAATTCACGATTATTTTGATACCAAACTGCCAATGACTCTGATATTTTTGTTTTATTTTCTTCTCGATATTGTTTTTGTTGCTTAGAATATGAGCTTTTATTTTCTTGTTTCCATTGTTTATTTTGTGTTTGTTTTTTATCTTTGTTGTCTTCATACCATTTGGTATGTTTTACTTTTTCACATTCTTTACAAACTGATTTTCTACCATATATCCCGCCTTTATTAATAGGGAAAGATTCTATATTCTTTTCTATGCTACATTTTGAACAAGTTTTAATCATTTGTTCCCGCCTGACCTTCTGCGATAATCATCGTTGCATCGAAAGAGGTTTTAATTCCAAATTTATCTCTAAGTTTTTGTTCCTGAGATAGCTGTAAATAAATATCCTCAATATCAAGACCCTGCTCGCTTGCGACCATCTGCGCTGTCTTTAATCCTGAATTTATAGCCATTACTGAAGCTGTCATGTCAGCTTTAGGATCGACCCAAGCCCATCCGCGCGGTTGCCATGTACCAGCATTGAATTTGTCGAATTTTTCGATCGGAAGAGATAAATTTTTGGTTAAAAGTGCGTATTCGAGCCATTTTTCATATACTTTATCGCATAACGTCTCAATCATCCATGCTTGAATGTCGCGCCATGTGTCGCGCTCATCGAGTACGCCTGCACGGATAGAAGAGTACGAAACCCCCTCTAAATCACCGGATAAGTAGTTATACGAGATACCCAAACCTGAAGAAACACCGCGAAGAGTAGATTTTACAAATTCAGCAAACGCGGTTGTCGGGTGAGATGGGTCGAAAGTTTTAAAATCCCATCCCTCTGGAAGAACTTCAAACGCTCCCGGCTCTGCATCCTGAATTGGTGTACCGCTGTCGGTACTACTATCTCCTGTATAACTCTCCCCAGCTGGTGAGGTATAAAAGCCCATCTTAGAGGCAGCGACACGAGCGGCAGTTAGTTCTGCTTCTTCATAACCCTCTAACATTTTTAACCGTGTCATTACGGTACGTAACCACGTAACACCTCGCCCTTGGCTTGATCTTGATGGAATAAAGGCGTGGATTATTTCATCCGCAGGGATACGCTCTACCTTATTGCCTAAAGTAGTTGATTGGAGGGATGACGGGTGATACTTATATATGTGATAAGCGATAGCCCGCCCATTGTCGTCATATTCGATACCCATAGATATTTGGCGAGATATATCATTTAAACGCTCATCGAGCATATCCGATTCGATTAATTGAAGCTGTAGCCCTTTTTTTCGATCAAATAAAATGCGTACTAAAACCTCGCCGTCGGTTGCAACCGATTCTATGAATAGGTTTTGAATATCGCGCCACGAATAGCGACAGGTCACGTCACAATTGCCCTTTTTACCCCACTTATAAAAAGCATCCTCTATCATAGAATTAGCCATAGTATCGAGTGACCCCTTAGGGTCTTTGCTTCGTACTTGCAGGGTGATACCGTTTGAACCTACGACATTTTTACGCACCATCTCGAGGTATTTTTTAACGTAGTCGTTATTCCGTGAGAGTTCACGAGCACGAGATCGCAATACGGTGATAGAGGATTGTATTTCGCGGTCTGCGGTTTGGCTAAATGCCTGCCAAGAGGATAATAGTCTCCCAATGTTCGCCCCAGTATAGTTTCGTTTTGCGTTCTTTTGTTCGGTCGGTTTATATCCAAAACGTGCCATTAAGCCTTCAAACATTAGAATCTCACCAATATTTTATTTTTTGAGCCTAATCCTGCTCTAATCCGGTCTGATGATTCCTCGTTAGCTATCTCGCGTTTGTATGTTGATCGTAGCTTTAGTAGTTGTTCAGGCGAAAAATACTTGATCGATCGTCCGTTAATGGTCATTTCGTACTGTGATTGCGTTGCCGTCCCTTCAATCGTCGCTTCGATAGCGTCAAGGACTTTGCGCGCGTGGGTTTTGTACGATAGATCGGTAACTTTTACACGACCTTGGAGAAGAGTTGTTTTTGCCGATGTAGCTTTGTCGATAATGACTGCACGATAGTTATATTCGCCTGTTGTAATTCCATTGATTACTGCCGATAGGGTGAAGTTTGTTCCATCGTCCGAAAATATAAGCACAATTTCACCGATCTCATATTTAAGAATATAATCAGCAGTGGGATAACCATTAAGGTTAATTTGCTTCGTGACAGTATCGCCGATAAAGAGAGAATCAAGTGCTAAGTTATCCATTGATACAATTTTCACATTTTGGCAAGCGTAAAATTGGAAAAGATTAAATTTTTATCTAATCACCAGTTTCTAACCCAACTTCCTCTAGGTTTTTGCGGTCGATTTGGTTTTACAAACAGCTGTTTATCTTCTTGTATTTGTGGCTGTTGATCTTCTTTTGGTTGTAATTTTTTAGCCACGTTAGTCTGTAATGCCACCCAATTTGGATTTAGAATAGCAAGTGCCGCCAAAGCATAAACATTTAAGTCCAACGCCTCATTGCGTGGTCGCGTTTTCGTCCATACTCTAGCCGGAAATCCTCTTACGAATTTGGTCGTTATCTTCTCGGCCGTTAACTGCTTAAAATATTCCTCGTCGTTTATTTTTATATTGAAGTGCATATACCCAGCTCCAAACTCTTCGATCTTAAGCCGAGCAAAAATCAGCTCTTTAGCGGTATCGGTTCCCACTGCGAATAGTTTGACATTACCCTTGTTCGATCTCGTTCCACGATTAACAAGCGGTGCACCTGCTGAACTTGAACCCTTGACGGCATATACACGGCGCGATTCTTTATTTTTGACGAACTTATAAACCGCATCCGTGAAGTGTCCCCCAGAGTCGATACAAGCCGAAGCGATACGCATTGGGTAACCATCTTCATTTTGATATTGTTGCAATAGTGCGGTATCTAAGTCCTGCCATACGTTCGGCTTAGATGGGTCTCCGTAGATGATATTATAATCGATGCTCCACGACTCTTCACCCGCTCCAAAGCCTTTTACCTCCATTTCGATACGGTCGTCCTGTACGTCGCACCCTGCAACCAATACAAGCGCACCGCTTGGCACATCGATATACTCCTCTCTTCGTTTCATTAGCTCATTGTCATCAAGTTGTATTCCCTCTTCTTCCCACGTCTCCCCTAGCGAAGTATTCACGAATGTTTTCAGCGTCTCTTTTGATTTCTTAGCCTCTAAAAAGTTTGTGACCATATCGCTAAGAGAAACCCACGGACTATAAATCTCGTTAAGGTGAAACCCTGCTATTCCTTTTGTCTCTTTTTCAGCTATCCAACGCCCTTTTTTAACGGCTCCCCATCGTTTCGTGTCGCCCCAAAGTGAACCGCAATTCTCGCACGAATAACGTGCTGAATGTGGGTCATCTTTCTCCCATGATACATTGATCCATTTTAGCGTTTGTTCATGTGAACACTCAGGGCACGGAACGTGAAAACGCCTCATATCGCTCTCTTCATAAGCCATTTCGATACGGGATACCCCTTTGATCGTAGGGGTTGAGGTAAGCATACGCTTTTTATTCCAAAATGTGGTTGTACGTTTAAACGCAAGTGATACGGGGTCGCCTTCCGCACCCGCTGATGCAGGGTAACGGTCTATTTCATCACAAAGAACTACACGAAC